TTTGATTTTGAACCCTCACGCTTGAACAATTTCAACATGATGTTTTGCTGGTAGTAGTAAGAGCCGTTTTCTGGTGAGTTTTGACGTTCTTCCGTGTAGTTACCTACGTTACGACCAAATTTAAACTCGACGTAAACCGCAGTCTTCACAATCGTTTGAACTTCCCAAGTTACAGTGTCCGTTGTTTTTGAGGCGATGTTAGCGCTATCATTGATTAGCACACGAACAATACCTCCCATGTTGTTATCGCATCCCTTAGCGACATCTATTAATGTTGTACAATCCATTGTATTTAATTTTAAAATGAATAAAAAAAAAGGTGGTGATTCTCACACCACCTTAGTCTTGGTTTATATCACTAGTGATTAAGGTGTCGCATCCCAGTAGAACACAATCTCATTTCCATTAACATGGAAGTAACCCTCTTTCTGATTTGCGCGAGTACGGATGTAAGGCTCAGCTACACTATCAGCAAGGTTTATAGCTTTCAATTCTTCTCCGTCTTTTTCGCCGTCAAATGCGTAGATAAGATTATCTTTCACGGTTAACACCATTGTGTTAGCTGGCAACCCAGCATCCTCAACGATTTTAATTCCTAAGAAAGTCAAACCTAGAGCAGTAGTAACGTTATTTACGTTATTTTGGCTAGCTGTCGCTATTCTGTAATTACCTGAGATGTCAGGAGAAACAAACCAACGCAACTCAGGAATTCTAACTCTAACTTTAGCTGGCAACGCTTGATAAACCTTCGTCATTTCAGCTATAACGTTAGCAACAGTCGACGCAGTAGCGTTGTTATCTACATCAATCACAGTTGCATCAGCCTTGAACTTTTTCAAGTGACCATCCACCAACTTCAAGTTAACGTTAGCAGATGCAGTATCACCTTGCCAACGACGTACAGCGCGCTCTTCACGAGCCTTATTAGCTAACTCTTGCCAATAATACTGCATAAATGACGCAACGGAGAAGTCTCCATTTGACCCCTTAGCCATTTGCAACGCTAAGAAAGACTGCTCTACATCGAATTGACAAATCTGCGCCATGATTGAAGTAGGTACTACATCAATATCAATCGCATCTAGCTCCTCAGTTGGTGCTGTAAAATTACACGTAGATGCCTTTGTTACTTGGTCGAAAACGACATTTGCCAATTTTGTTGCTGACTTAATACCTGGCAACACACGGAAGTTGTCCGCAATCTCTTCCGTAATGTACGAACGAGAGTAGAACTCCTGCGGATTAGGACAAAGTAACGCGTTTGTCTCCACGGTAAGTGAGAATCTTAAATCTCTTTGCATGTTATTTGTTTTTTAATTGTTTTGAAAATTTTGCAAGCTTTTCAATCGCTGACAATTGAACAGGTGCTTGCTCCTCCTCCTCTTCAATGTCTTCATTCTTAGCCTCCTCGATAGTAGCCTTTAATTCTGCTAGTACATTAAGAACCTCTCCCACTTTAGCATCAATCATCTGAGATACTTTCTCTTCTGTTAATGCGTCTGTTGGCGCTGGCTCTTCTGCTAACTCTGTGGAAACCTCTTCAGTAACTTCCTCCTTAACTTCTTCAGTAGCGTCTTCGGATGCCATTTCTTCTTTGACTTCATCCACTACTTCGTCCGCTTTTTCTTCGGTTGTTTCCTCTGAGAATTTCGCGTCAACCTCTTCAAGCTTTCCATTTCTAAAGATGTACTGCTTGCCCTCGGTCAAGTTTTCCGCTGGTAAACTCATATTATTTGTGTTTGTTTGTTTGCTTAATTTCAATCCAAACGACCCTCCTATAGAATAGCCTAGTTGGTCATTTTTAACTAGATCATTGTAGAACTTCTCGTCTGTTATTTGAGTGGTCAACATGAGTGTGCCTTTCGGTACATCAATCCCGTAGCTAGACCATGACTTGTCTTCTTTCGGGTTGTCAACTATCCAAGCTTCCAAGATGTAGGCAGGCACTTTTTGCGACTTGTCATGCTCTAAGTTGAAAAGGTTTCCCTCCTTAGTCTTTAACATTAAATCTTTGTGGATTTCTTCAATCTGTTCAGCAGTAAAAGTAACCTCAAACTCTTCGCCATCCTGGTTACGGTAGATGTCCATTGGTATCATCGCAGGTGCAACTATCCGCATTTTTGGTTTGTCGTTGAAGCGCATTAGTTTTGTTGCTGAAAATGCAAATCCTTTCGTTATCATCGCTGGATCGTATGTGTATGCGACTTCATCAAGACCCTCGAACTCTTCACCTGTTTCGTAATTCTTCTTTAGAATCTTGTATTTTACCAACTCTTCCATGTCTAACAATGGATGAAAAACAAAAAGTGGATATTTTTTTTGTAAATTAGCAGAAAAATAAATGTTATGATAACAATTCAAGGTGTAGCTTACCCGATTAAGCCTAGCGAAATGACGCTAAAACAATGGACTGATGTAAGTTTTCTAATTCAGAAATTCGAGAAAGAACCAATCATGCAATTGGAGGGAGTATTAAAATCAATCGGTGTGCCAAGTGAGGTGATTGATAATGTCGAGTTGTCGATGAGTAAGGAGTTGTCAGCAGAAATGGTCGAGGATGCGAGTGAGTATCAATTGCATGATGAAGTTGAGGGTTACAAGTTAAATCTTGATTTGCCATTAAATATTAAATTATCAAAGAAAATCGACCACATCGGGAAGACGTTTGACAATCCTACCGTTGCTGTGTTAGCATTCTTCTACCGTGATGAAAACTTAACAGATGCTGAGCATTACGCAGACGCACACATCAAGTTAAAAGTAAAGAAATTCGAGAACATGCCAGCTAAAACATTCATCGTTGCAACCGGGTTGATAATGGAGTTCTTGACAAAGAAAACAACTGAGTTGGTAGATGAAAGTAAGTGATTACATCGAGATTTTGAATGTAAAAAATGAGCGGTTTGATAATGAGTTAGACCGCTCTATTTCTATGCTCTCGATTTACTTGGATGAGGATATTGAGGATGTTGAATTAATGGAGGTTAAGGAGGTTAATAGGCAGATTCTAGCAATGAACGACTTTCTTAATTCACCCCCATCAGATGGTCATAGCGCTATACATAACACAAAGATAACACTTGGAAACTTCATCGACTTGGAAACCTATCTGCAAAGTCCAAATGACTTAACAAAATGTTTGGCAATCCTTTTTCGTAAGAGCAAATTAAACGAATGGGGTCATGTTGTTTACGAGCCTGTAAATTTCAATATTAACGAGCGTGCCGAAACATTCAATGATGAGCCAATCGAGTTGTATCTAAAAGGATTGAGCAGTTACATTAAGTTTAGAGAATCAATTGTTGAGCAGTATAAGTCTATCTTTGGAATTGGAGAATCCGAACCCGAAGAAATCGACTATGCCGATTTAACAGCTTCCGAAATCATGGAGATAGAAGCCGAAGAAAAGAAACGTAAGGAAAAGGAGCGTTACTCATGGGAGAATTTCGTATATTGGCTGGCTGGTGAGAACCTTGTTAACGTGGAAAAAGTGCTTGAATTTCCAATACTTTACACACTTAACATGGCATCAATGAAAAAACTATACGAGAATTAAAACGCTGTTGTTGGTGCGTCTGGTAGGCTGTAAGGGTCATCAATCCAGTTGAACTTGATATTAACTTTAGGAGAGTTTAAAATCTTAGCCATCTCAAGTAATGGATATTCTTTTAACTGCCATTCGATAAACTCTTTCACAACATCAGCGAGAATGGTCTTAACGTCTTGCCTGGATAACCACTTGTCCGTGATTGAATAAGGTGGAATCCCACGGCTTGTTCCTTCATCAAGAAAGAAATAATAGTACAATGCGTTGATCGTAATGTCAATAACGTTAAGGCTAGGGCTGGAAACTGCTGAAATCCTAATAGAATCGTACAGCGCCCATGTATCAACCAAACCAAGTGCTTGAATTTCTTTTTGAAGCGACTTAGCCAGCCTGTTACGAGTGGCGTATTTTACTTTAAATTTACTCATTATAAATCTTCTTTACAACCTTGTGGCAATTCAAAATCAAACGTGCCTACCCACCCAGCAACATAGTCTAAATCGAAATTGTTTAGCGGGTTAAACGTAGGCAAGCTAATTACGTCAATCGTGCTTTCTCCGTTGTAGTAATTCTGATATATGTCATTGATAATCTGACCTGTGTCGCTCATTACATCAATGATGTTTGAACGGTCGTCTCTGATTTTATCCAATACATAAATCTCCACGGTATAATTAATCACGTTCATCTGAGGAACGGCTGGACTAAATGCCATAAATACCAATGGATACTGTTCGTCAATCGTTGCCAAGTTAGGCATCTGCTCCGTAAATTCAGCGAAGAATTTCGGATTAGCTGGATGCAACTCCACGAATGATTTTATCGAGTTGATTAATCCTTTTAAACTGCTCATAATGTTGCGTTGTCTTTATATTTCGATACCTTGTTTTGCGTTTCAGTCACCTCACTTTCACTAACTACCGCCTTAACGGTAATATTACTAAAATCATTTTGACTTGACAAGTTATTGGCGTTGTTTCCGCTACCTTGGAAACTGAACGCTGGTTGAACTGCCGTTGTGGATGCTGATGCAGTTGCACCTACACTTGGAGTTGAGCCACCTCCGCCATCTTCAAATTGTGTGTTTTTAATCTTCACGATATTAGCTAGACCAGCTGCGACTGTTAACGCTGCGAAAACAGCACCCATGATTGGATTCCCAGCCGAAGCAAATGCAGAAACAGCACCTTTATATGTGTCAATTGTGGCAGTAGCGATATTCATAGCTTTCTGAACTTTAAACGCTTTCTTTTGGCGCTCCTTATCCTTTCCTGCCCATGCCTCTGCAATACTTCCAATCGCTTGGAATGAGCCTTTAACAGCGTCTATATTCTTCTGTCGTGTTGTCTTTTGCCTTTCAGCTTCCTCATCGGCATACTTTTGACGGATAGCATTTAATTCCGATTGCTGAGCCTCTTCTAAAATAGCCGTGTCGATACCGTACTGTCTAGCCAACTCCAGTTGAGTGAAGTACTTTTCTCGAATAGCGTTTAACTCTTGTTCCTCCTTGGGCAACTGTGATTCCTGGTACGCATTTTCAAGCGCTTCAATATCTTCAATTAACTGGTTACGCGATTGCAACTCAATATCTCGTAACTCCTTTTCTTGCTCCTGTTTGCGCTCTACTTCCTCACGGTGTTTTGCCTCATCGATTGCGTTAAGTTGGTTTGATTGCTCTTGTCTTAACAACTCAATCACCCTAACACGCTCGTCTTTCAAGTAGCGTTCATTAGCCTTTACATCCTCAATGGCACGCTGGTATTTAGCGTTGATTTCGGCACGCTCCTTTTCTTCACCATCTTTCATCCCTTGGATAATCAAGTCTTGAATCTCGCGCTCAATTGCCTGTCTATCCTCTTTGTATTTTCGATATGCGTCTGCTCGTTCTTTTGCCTCAGCCTTAGCCGTTTCGACTGCTTTATTTTTAGATTCATTTTCAGCTTTTTCCTTATCTACACGGTCTTTCTTTCGGATGTAAGCAATCTCGTTGGTGCTACTTTTAATCGCTTCACGTTGGGTTGCTAAGTCTTCTTTAAGTTTCTTGATTTCCTCCTTATCGTAGTCACCACTTGTAATCATTGCTTGGTAACGTGCTTGCAACGCCTTAACTCGCTCCCTTGCTGTTTGGCGAATCAACTCCTGCTTTCTTACCTCCATATCAACGGTGTTCTTTCCGTCGAGTTGCTCCATTCTTATAGCTTGGTCTATTGCGCTGATTCTCTTCTTGCTTGCTTTCTCGTAGGCATCCGCTCTTTTCTCTTGTGCTTCTGCAGATTTATTAGCGAACTCCTGCTCAGCGAAATTGGTAAGACCTAGCCAATCTAAGAAGTCTTTAACTTGTTGCACCACCCATCCGATAGCGTCGCCAATGGCTCTGAAAACACTACCTATGGCGTTAAGGATTGGTTTTAAAACACCTAGTTTATTAAGTAATACTCCAATGATAGCTACTATTCCAGCAATAGCGGTAGCAATTAAGAAGATAGGGTTTGCCATGAGCGACAACCCCATTGTTACAAACGCTTTTCCTAAGTTTCCAACGATAGAAATTAACCCTTTTATCTGCGTACCAAACTCCTGTGGATTAATCGCCTTGATTCGGTTAGCAAATAATGACGCACTCTCTCCTGCGCCCTCAAAATCAAGCGATGCAATTTGTCCTTTCATCAAGGAGAATGCGTTACTTGCTTGCTCAAACTTAGAACCGCTGGCAAACACACTAGCCTTTTCATTTGCGTCTTTCAACTTGTCGCTCAACTCTCCGATATTCTCAGACAATCTCGCAACTTCTTTTGGGTCAGTTGCGTTAATCAACTCACCACGCAAGTTCTTTATCTCCTGTCGTAACTCCTTAACGCCTCCTAGCGTTACTGGTATTTCAATGCCTCCTGCTACTGCCATACAACACTATGTCAATTCGTTGAAAAATAAGTCAACGATGAAAGGGATATCTTGAGTAAGAACGTCATCCGCAAGCACACCACCTGAGTATGTTTCAAGAATCAAGTCGTTTCCATCAACTCGGAATCGGTAGTAATCGCTCACGTTTAAGTTCCCTGTTGCGGTAGCGCCTATCAATGTAGAAGTAATTACTTCATTCATGTCGTCTTCTGGAATGAAAACAATATCATCGTCTTCCATGCGGAAGTAGAACCCCGAATCCTCCGTGATGAAGAAAACGCTGAGTAATGAAGAAACCATATTTTGAAAACGATAAACCCCCGCAGAATCTCTAGTTATAACCGTTTGAATTTCAAAATCGTTCTGTATTATTTTTGTAATATAAGGCGGATTAGTGCCAAATTGTTTTAACGCAAACTTATAACGTGGCTCGAACAATGATTTTATGCCGTTGATTTTCTCGGTCTCTATTGTCTTAACAACAATGCCTCCATTAGTTACCTTTCCAGTAACCCCTGATACAACCCCACCACCTGAGACAACATTGTTATTTTCAAAGAACATTTTGTCGTACACATTACGAACGGTAACAACATCACCATTATGGTATTGTCTTACTGGTTTAATTCTGAATGGTGGTAGCGAAATGGTATCGTCTACCGAAATTAATTCTACCTTGGTTAGTGTGCGGTCATTTGCATTGTAATCGATGATTTGATTGATATGCCACCATGAGTTAAGAACAAAGATTTTGTCGTTCATTCGGTGTGCTTGAATGTCGCTTTCGGTCAAATTAAAGTAGGCGGTTAACATCTTACCGCTATTCAATTGCGCCATTGTTCTACGCCAATACAAGTTATACAGATTGTTAGCTGTAACGCTTGCAAGAGGGTAAAGGTAGTAATCACACACACCGAAGTTAATATCGAAGCTTGGTTGTAATGGATTCTCAAAGTGCGACGAAACAGGATAGGTACTTGAACTAATCTCGCTACCCGAATATTGCTGAATCTTAATAGGCGATGGTAGTGTGTCAACTCCGCTATCAATAAGTATCCTAACATTAGTCTTAGGTGATGACCCAGTGATCATAGGAACAACCGCTTCGTAAGTGGTAATCACGCTAGGGGTAGGTGAGAAGATGATCTCTTTCTTATCGTCTCCCTTGGTGTGTTCGCTGTCAAACGTGTACTCTACCTGACCGAAAATTTCATTTGTTCCCTCCGTGTAAGCCACGTTAACCGCATCTTTATCAGGCTTGTAAGTGAGTATTGTTCTCTTTGCTGTAAGGTCTGGAAGAAAAGTAATTGTATGTTTCTGCGACTTGTCTATTTTCTTAGACCAATCTATCGATTTACCAGCGTCGAGATACTCGTCACGATGGATAAGAATGATGTTGTCAGGTTGTACTTCATCAGGAACTGCAAACAAGTTGTACATCGTGAATATCGTTTTCACAAAGTCACTCTGCTTAATTTCCTTAGGTATGTAGCTATTCATTTTCAGAACCGAAAACAATCCACTATTATTTGCACTCGGTGTTATTACAACGTCAAGTGAATGGCTAGCAGAAACAATAACCGTGTTTTGGTCACCCTCTGGACCCGATGACCAGAAACCAAGCGATGCACCAGTCGTTCTAACTTTAAATGTTATTACATCTCCAATGTTACAGTTGCTTATCTGAGCTGTGTTTTGAAGTACGCCGTTTACAGGATTGATACTTCCAAGCGATGGAATTTGGAAATATTGCGCCCCTGTATCAATCATCGGCACTTCTGTAACCACCGAACCATTACGGAGTATCTGCAAAAATGAGCGGTAGTGTGCTGTAGTTGGTGTCGTCTGCGGAGGGTCTTGGCTCAAAAAAATAACAGGTCTTGCTACCCCTGCCTCCGTATTGGTTAACACTAGGTTAGCATTTACGGTTAATGCGAAGTTGATACT